TTGTCAGACTAGAAAGAAACCGTCTTTGTTTCCCATGTATCTAATATAGCAGATCTTGGAGAGCATTCAACCCCTTGTGTGCCACTTTACCAACTGGTTTATATTCATCAACTCTTTTCTGAATTAGTTTACCATAATCCTTATGTAACTCACACCCTATGTAATCTCTACCTAATGATTTTGCAACTGCTGCTGTTGTTCCACTACCCATAAAGGGATCTAGTACAATATCACCAACCTCACTACCCGCTTTTATACATGGTTCAATCAATTCTGCTGGAAATGTAGCGAAATGTGCTCCTTTATATGGTTTTTTATTCACAGTCCATACTGATCTTTTATTCTTCTTAGTATAACTCTTGGTTAAACCTGAATGTGGTTGCAATCCAGTTCCAGGATTATGATATTTACCATTAGTTCTATCTCTAGTTCCCCAATCTTTTTTAACTGGTTCTTTAATTGCTTCATTATCATAATAATAATCTCTTTTTTTAGTCATTAAGAAGATATATTCGTGAGATTTAGTACATCTATCTCTTACACTTTCAGGCATTGGATTAGGTTTATTCCATATAATATCTTGTCTTAAATGCCATCCATCTTTTCTTAAGGCAAATGCTAACATCCAAGGAATACCCATCAATTCTTTATCCTTAAATCCCTTTAACTTATTTGCCCTCTTAGGTGTCTTCATTGGTAAATCTTGTCTACTATTAGAGAATGATTGTTTAGCATATTCACCAGTTCCAGATTTATAGTTATAATAACTATCACCAATGTTTAACCATAATGTACCATCATCAGCAAGACAATTTCTCACTAATGACATTACTTTTACCATCTCTTCAATATATTCTTCTGGAGATTGTTCTAATCCTATCTGTGATTCTTCCCCACCATAATCTCTAAGTCCGTAGTATGGTGGTGATGTAACACACATACGAGGTCTCTCAGCAATACCAGTTGTTATTTGTGCATGTAGTGTGCCTAATGTCTTTCGGCAATCACCATATAAAATTGTATTTCTCATTAAATTTTAACGCTTAGAAAGTAATTCAGAAACCCTTTTTCTACGAAGTTTTAACAATTCATCATATCTTGCTCTTTGTTCTCTGGTAAACTTAAAAGATTCCTTACGCCATGCCTTTCTAAGTTCTTTCATTTCAGCGAGTACTACAGAAGGTTTCATATTATTATAGAAAAATTATATACACAAATATTATAACACATTTTATAAATAATTCAAAAGTGTGATAAAATGAAATCCTTCAAAGAACTTATTAATGAATTTGCAAGAAGAAATGCTGGTACAGGTGGTGGTGGAAAGAGAGCAGGTTATGTTCAAAATAAAACTAATACTCCCGTAGGTTATGTTCAAGACAGAGAAAAGAAAGGGGGTGAAGCAGTAGATAAAGAAAAAGCAGCAGCAGCACACAAAAAGCAAGCAAAATTAGATAGAATTGCTGCTGCTAAAGAAAGAGCAGAATCTAAGTAGCATACATATCTGGATCAGATTTCATAAATTTCTCAGTCACATCTGCTGCATTAATATATTTTTGTGGAAACTTAATATATGCACTATGATGATAGTCATTTAATGAATTCCATTTATCCTTCAGATTAAAAGCAATAGTAACTTTAGTAGAAGGAACTGATCTTAACTTCTTTAAATCCAATACCCTATAACTTTCAATATCTAAACTCCATTTTCCTTTATATTTAATAAAACCAACATACTCATACTTATCAGGATTCATAAGTTTTCCTGGTGTAATTTCTCCATTATTAGAAAATTGTCTTAAAGCATCAAATATTTCAGCAAAAGTATAATTTAATCCTTGCCAAACTTTAATTGCTTGATTCATATCATTAACTTGACCCCAGAATATACCATTATCTCGTCTTCCTCCTCCCTTATTATACTTACCCTCAGGTAATACACAACTTTCAATATGATTAAATCCAGAAAGAAAATCTACATATTGTAATTTATCTGCTGTATAATATTGAGCATCAAATGATCCCACATTTGTCCATATATCATAAGAAAGTCTCCTTCCTTCACCATTATTCTTTAAAGGATTAAACTCTTCCTTAATATTTTTACGAAAGAATTGTTCTGATCTTATAACCCTTTTTTCAGTATAGGGTGAAATTGGTTTGGTTGTCATAATAATTAAAAGAAGTGTTCAAGTGGTCCAGTTGAGTTACCATCAGCAACTCCATTCCAATTTGCTTCTATTTCTGCTACACTCATCTTAGTTACCCAAGATTCTGCTATTGTAGCATAGGTAGGGTCAAGATCGCAACCCTTTAGGTGTAGGATGATGCTTTATCTTAATTTCAATAGATTCACGCCAAACCGCAGATTTACAATGCTCATTAAAAGTTGCCTTAGACTTTCTAGCAAATACACAACATTCAAGAGAAGATAACCAAAATTTATCACCATGAATAGGTGCAGGATTATTCTTCTCCCAAATACATAAACGAGTAGATAATCCATTTTTAGCATATTCACCACGCAACTGACTTACCTGTTCAGTTGAACAAAATACATAGATACTTCCCTTAGTTACCCTAATAGTTTCATCTATGAAACTTTGTAGGTCGAATGTTAATACGTCAGCAATGCCTTTATTATATTCACGAATACCACATTCATAGTTGTTAACTACATCATAAGGAATATCGGTTAGTGTCATAGTAACACTATTATCACCCATTTTTTTCATTAGGGTGATACAATCTTCATTATAAAATTCCATACTTTAAATTATATTATTCATCATATACTCTACATTCAAATGCATCAGGATGATTATCACAATAGACTTCTAAGTGCTTATCCTGATGTCTTGTGTGATAGTCATTAATAGCACCATCATTCTTATCTACTTCTTCTCCTTCATGGTATCCATCATAATTAGCATGAACATCTTTTAAATCTGCTTCACTGTACTCCAACATACCATGATTAATATGTTCCTTGTGATCTTTTGGATCTAAGTAAACTTCATGTTCTAAGTCGTGCTTGATTTCAGACATTTACTACCTCTCTTAGTGGTTTCATTTTAACAAATTGTTCATTCATATTATAATATAATTTATAGTTCTCTGTCGTAAGGTAGTATCCTTTTATTTCGTTTCCATCACAATGCCAACCATACCCTAATAACCGTTCATCAACACCATCAATCCTCAATGTTTTCTTATTTGTTAGGTAGTCATGGTATCTTTCGTCTAAATTAATCATTGATTTTAGGAGAAGTATGTTGATATGATAACATTATATATAACAAAATCAATAATTCTTAATATTGTCTTTTTTATTGTGTAATAGTTCGTAACTATTCGTCAGTTTCAAAAAAAGTACCAAATGTACCACTACTACCAAACTCACGATGCTCTATTTTATCAATCATTTCATCAGCACATATGATATTATCTATATCTGCAATAAGTCTTGCAATATGTGAAACTGTATTAGGTCTTTCAGTTCTTGATGCAAATGATAACGCATTACGCAAATGTGATTCTGCATCACGCATTGATGTTAAAACTGTCTCAGATAGTGCCATTATGATTTCCTATCATATTTAATTGCTTGTTCAATAATAACCTGAATTTCTTTAGATGTCAAGTTGTTTAAGAATTTCCAATTAGGGTCTTTCTTATCCCATTCCATACTATATGATCCATCTTTATTCTGATGAATCTTCAACGAGTCTACGTTCGGCATCTTTTTCCTCAAGTTTAATACGTTTTCTTATCATCTTAGCATACCATATATCTGATTCTGAGTACCATTCGGGATGCTTTTTTGCTCGTTTAATAATCTTCTTTGCTGCCTTTTTGTCCTTCAAGTTTTAATCCTATTAACTGGTCCGATAGACTATTTATCATTCTTTCCAAAGTATATAATTCTTTAGCATATTGATAGTTTTCTTCGGTTAATCTTTCTACATCATCTTCAAGTAATTCTATTCTTTTTAATAGATGACCTCTCATCTCCAACATTTCCTTATACAGATTTTCCATTTCTTTTCTTTATGGATTCACTAATACTTTTAACTACTTGTGAAGACTTTTCTAGTTGCTCTAATGCTGCTAATAATTCAGGTGTTTCCTCCCATTCCCAAATTTGATTATTATTATCCTTCTTCTTTTCAATTGTATGAGTTCTAAGTGTCATTAACTTCCCCTCTATTATTCTGTGTTACTGCATACTCTATCACAATTTTTTTACTTTGTCTACCGTTATGACTGAAGGTACTAAGATATGTTATTTCTCCATCCAAATCTTTTGTGATAGATTCTAATATATTAATTTGTTCGGGTGACATTGTACTCTAATTATATCCACATAGTATAATACCCCTGACTGTAACATTTGTCAAGGGTATCTTTTTACTATTAAATTTTTAGTAAAGTTGAACTAATTAAGGGGGATGCAAATAAGGTAACATCTTGATCTTAACTTAAACTACAGATTAAACTCTAAACTAAACTAGAACCTCCTTACAGATTCGTTTACAAACTGATTGACTTTCATCACATTCGATTAAACACTCGTAATACTCTGAGATTAAATCATTTTCGGGATCAAATCTATCCTCAGGATGTTTTGATCCTGCTAATTGATTAAAAGGGACTAAGTTGTGCATAATCGGATTTCCA